TTAAGTTCAAGATGTGGCCCAGGACCGAGTTCTGCTCGAGGTTCTACAACTACCACCTCATGCTCTCCTACATCGTGTACGTCAGGGGGGTCACGTTCCCCATCAGGGTGGTCAGGAGGAACTTGCCCGACTCGTTCAGGTCCAAGAGCCTCACCATCACCCCGGGGAGGGTGTTCATGCCGATGTTCTGGGAGATGACCGGGGTGGAGATCCAGGACTTGATGGAGACCATCATCAAGGAGACGGAGGCCAACTACGAGTACTTGTCCACGGACCTGGACTTGTTCGAGTTGGACAACTGGATCAACAAGGAGACGATGTTCTACTGGGACGGGATCGACGTGGAGGGGAAGATGTACCACTCGGACATGAGGATCTCCAGCCTGACCCACGAGCAGTACTTCTACTTCGTGAACGTGTTCGAGAAGAACTTGATCTGCAACAGGTTCATGCCGACCATGGACGAGATGCCCTTGCTGGACTTGATGTTGAAGCACCACAAGGAGATCAACTTCCCCTTCGTCTCGATCAAGAAGGACAACTTGCAGGAGTCGGTCGACATGTCGGAGGAGAAGATCAAGCAGATCAACGAGATGTACAACAAGTACTACTTGAAGGTGGACAGGAAGTTCAAGCCCGCCCAGAACATCGACTTGTTGACCCTCAACCAGACGATCACCTCGTGGATGTCGTCCAACTTGAACGTCAAGAAGGTGGACTACTGGTACAGGTCGAGGCACGACATGTTCGGGAGGTTGTTCATCAACTCCATGGGGTGGATGCAGCCCGACCAGTTGGACGTGGACATCGAGGAGGAGTTCAAGTACTTCGGGCCCAGCTCCAAGAAGACCCCGGACTACATCCACCAGACCGAGGACAGGATCATCTTGTTGGACTTCGCCGTCACCAACAAGTCCTGCAACAGGAGGCGGGAGGCCAAGCTGGAGAAGTACTCCGAGTTGGCCTTGGAGTTGTCCAAGTTCCTCAAGAAGGAGGTGCTGGTGGAGGCCGTGGTCTGGAAGATCGACGACATGGACGACGTCATGATCCCGGAGATGTTCAGGGAGGCCAGGGAGGTCATGAGGCAGACGGAGAGCTTCAAGATGTTGTTCAACCTGAACTTGATGTTGAAGTCGAAGGACGACTACGAGGTCATGATGGAGATCTTCGACAAGGACTACGACGAGGCGGACAACCTGGACAGGGACATCCAGTTCTCCGAGGACATCCTCAACTTGACCTCCTCCATGGTGGACCTCTCGGGCTTGGAGACCACGGACATCGAGTACTCGAGGGGGGGCTCCAAGTACTTCACGAAGTTCAAGGACTGCTCCATGTTCTCGGAGTTGAGGGACTCCTTGAAGATCGACGAGATGGAGTACTTCAAGAACCAGGTCCTGTTGATGAAGGAGGTGTGCAAGAACAAGGACTACCCCAAGTACTTGGTCGACTCGTTCGAGTTCAACAAGTCCATGCTGAAGAAGAGCATCACCATGGACAAGAAGGTCCTGAAGAAGCAGAGGATGATGTACAGGTCGGACCCGACCAGCAAGATGAGCAAGGTCTTCAAGTTCCCGGTGTTCAACCTGTACGACAACAAGCTCTTCGACATCTACAAGGGCATGACCCCCGGGTTCTTCTCCACGGAGCAGTACTTGGAGGACGGCACCATGATGTTGTCCTACGACTCCCAGTTGGACGAGGAGTTCGAGGACGTCAGGCCCGAGTACATCGCGGAGGGCATCGGCGCCGACGAGGACGAGGACATCCCCTACTTCGAGGCCCTGATCGAGGAGATGAAGGAGGTGAACGACAACATGTACAACCCGGAGACCTACGAGTTCTGCCAGGAGATGAAGGGGGAGGAGTTCTACCAGAGGTTGCTGGGGACCAACCTGTGGAACTTGGTGTCCGTCCACTCGGAGATCGCCGAGAACATCTGCTACCTGGAGGGGAGGAGGTACGTCGGGAAGAAGAGCTACACGGTGATGAAGGGCTTCAAGAACTACGTGTTGTTGGTGAAGAAGGGCTCCAAGATCACCCAGGAGAAGCAGATCAGGTTCAAGTTGCTGTGCCACAAGGACTCGGTGTGCTTGGAGAACTACGCCAAGAGCTGGACGAAGTTCGAGACGGACGACGAGTTGGTCAAGTCCAAGTGGTTGACGGTGTCCATCACGGACCTGAAGCACTTCCTGAAGAGCAGGGAGACGGTGCTGGCGCTGGCCTCCAACTACATCGACAAGATGAGGGAGAAGGACATGGACGAGGAGAGGTCGTACAACATCTTGAACAACAGCTTCGTGACGATGGTGTTGGTCATGATGGAGCACAGGAGGGGGACCAGCACGACGAACCAGTTGAACAGGTACCTGATGCACAGCGCCCTCGGCTACATCTCCAACAAGAAGAAGATCATCAAGGACATCAACAGCAAGCCGATCAGGTCCAGGATGGAGGCCTACATGAGGTTGTGCCAGATGAACTGGTTCTACCACATGATGGACTTGGTGCCGAGCATGACCAACGAGAGGTTGACCCAGCTGATCGGGACCAACACGGACTACGACGTCATCAGGATGCCGAGCTTCTACGACCTGTCCCACGAGATCGAGTTCTCCTCCATGATGGACGAGATCTACCTCTGCAACTTGTTCGAGAAGGAGTCGGGGTTCAAGGACCACAGGGTGGCCGCGATCGTCGACAAGATGATGGTGGCCGAGAAGCACTTCCTGTTGGTCAGGGAGGAGCTGGCGTCCATCGGGAAGATCAAGAACTACTCGGACTTCTTCAGGAAGCCGGACGAGTTGCACACCTTCTCCAAGGACTTCGTGGTGGCGGCCACCAAGTTCTTCTTCAGGAGCAAGATCAACAAGCTGAGGTTCAAGGAGAGCTACTCCAAGGCCCTGATGGAGACCATCGACGAGGCCATGATGATGACCGTCTCCTTGGAGGCCGGGCCCTACTACTCGGAGGCGCTGGAGTACAACAAGGAGGTCAAGAAGGCGAGGTCCTTCTTGACGTTGTTCCGGTTGGTGAACAAGCTGTCGACCAACTCCTTGATCACCTTGGCGAACAAGATGGAGAAGGTGGAGGCCATCTTCGCGATCTTCCCGAAGTCCCAGATCGGGGGCCCCAGGGAGATCCTGATCCAGAGCGTGATGCTGAGGGTCCTGGTCAGGCTCCTGGAGACCTTGAGCAAGTTCTTCTGCAAGATGCACCCGAAGGAGATGTTGACCAAGGACAGGGACAAGAGGGAGTTGCAGTCGGAGAAGATGGCCACGTACAAGGACACCATGGCGATGTTCCAGAAGAAGAAGGTCAACTCCGTCTACTGCTCCTTGAACATGGACGCCACCAGGTGGAGCCCCGGGTTCGTGATGGAGCAGTTCATGTACTTCACCTACAACTGGGAGATCGACGACAACCAGAAGGACTTCTTGTGCACCGTCATCATGTCCTTCTCGAAGAAGATCTTGTTGGTCCCGGAGAGGTTGAAGAAGAAGTGGAACGCGAAGCCCTCGGACCAGAAGGAGTACTTGGAGAGCGTGCAGATGTTCAGGGACAAGTACTACGAGGACCACAGCTCCGTGGAGATCTTGTCGGGGATGGGCCAGGGCATGTTCCACTACTTGAGCAGCATATACCACTGCGTCATGGACGACTTCATCGAGGAGATCTCCAAGAAGGTGATCAGCGACTTGTACCAGACCAAGATGAAGGAGACCACCCTGATCTCCTCGGACGACAAGACCAAGATGCTCATCTTCGTGTTCTCCAACTTGAAGAACGTGGACGACTCGATGAAGGCGTACTGCGCGTGCGTCGACTTGCTGTACAGGTTGAGCAACATCCACACCAACTGGAAGAAGTCCGCCATGAGCTTCTTCATCTGCGAGTTCAACTCCTTGTTCTCGGTCGGGAAGAGGATGGTCTGGGCGACCATCAAGGACATCTACTCCGCCAACTCGGTCCCCGACCTCACCTCCCCGGAGGAGGCCGTGAAGTTCATGTTGTCCAACGCCAGGAGGTGCCTGGAGCACGGGGTGTACCTGCCCACCATCAACAACATCTTGCACCTCATGAGGAACCAGTTGATCAGGTACTACGGCTACAACAGGATCAAGATCGAGAGCTTGATGAACATCTTGCAGTGCAAGGTGACCGAGTTGCCGTTCCAGATGGGCTTCGTCCCGGTCAAGTACCCCATCGAGACCTTGATGTTCGGCCCGGAGATCCACATGTTCGACGACAAGAACTCGATCAAGTTGTCCACCTTCTACGAGAACATGTACTCGGCCAGCCCGTCGTACCACGACGCCAAGTCGAAGGGGGCGGTCCCCTTCTCCGAGGCGAACGTGGGGAAGTACTGGCTGGAGTTGCCGACCCGGTTGGACAAGCAGCTGATGGACTTGAAGAAGGACTTCTACGACGTGGAGATCAAGTCGGACCACGAGGAGATCATGAAGTTCTACAACAGCAACGCGTTGAACACCAAGAAGAACAAGCTGGACCCGAAGAACTTCAAGTTGTTCACGCACACCTACTTCTTGGGGATGAACCGGAAGTACGAGTTCAACGAGACCATGGTGGTCCACTCCCTGGTGAGGGCGTTGTCCTTGACCGGGGAGGACATCAGGGTGTTCCCGGAGCACGAGAAGGACGTGATCCACTCCACCGACATCGTGTCCTTCGTCCTGGACATGGTGAACCTGACCCCGAGCAAGAGCGCCTTGGACATGATGACCTCGTACAGGAACATCATGATGACGGCCAACCAGAACCAGATGAGGTTGAAGAACCTGGTCCCCGTCAAGAAGAGGATCCACCCGAAGTTCAGGACCCTCAACTTGAAGGCCTCGTCCTTCGGGGCCAACGTGAGGACCGACGACTTGGTGTCCTTCATCTTCGACACGAACCAGTCCATCAGGAACAACGTGGTCGCCACGTACAACTCCATGATCTCGAACAAGAAGAACTTGAAGATGGACTCGGAGGTGTTCAGGAACTCCTTCAAGTTCATCAAGGACCTGATGAACAACTCCGCCTACTCGTTCAGGCAGTTCGTGGAGTACTGCGAGTACTACACCAAGTTGTTGAGGAACAAGTCCGTGAACATGATCTCGGCGTACCCGTGCACGGGGAACTACATCGACAACATCTTCAACTTGTACCGGACCTTGATCAACCCCGCCTTGGTGTACGAGGACCAGGTGAGGAACCAGAAGATCGGCATGGAGTTGGACTTCCTCACCTCGATCAGCCTGAACAACTTCAACACGACGTTCGACATCAACTTGGAGGAGAAGTTGAAGGTGGACAACTACGAGTCCAGGATCAGCAGGGCCATGAAGGTGGCGAAGTTCAGCATGAACAAGAAGTACAGCGTCACCAACTCCGACTACGACAGGGTCGAGTTCAAGGAGACCAGGGAGACCAACATGACCACCAGCACCTGGTCCAACTTCCACATGTTGGTCAGGGCCCGCGAGTACAGGGAGGGGATGTTCCTGAGGGTCGCCATGGAGGTCTACACCATGGACAACATCAGGGAGGACAGGGACAGCACCTTGATGTCGATCGTCAGGAAGTTCATGATCGACAAGACCAACTCCGACCTCTTCTTCTTGACGGAGGACTACTACGACAACTTCTACGGGATCCACTTCAACATCTTGATCGACATGGACATCAAGTCCTGGGTGGAGTACAAGATGTCCAAGTGGATCATGAAGACCAGGGTGACGATGCACCTCTTGGACAGGGAGGACCACTACGCCACCACCTTCACCATGCTCATCGACAAGTACTCGGTGTCCAGCGACACGTTCAACAGGCTGATGTTGACGGAGCCGGAGGACATGTACGACCTGACCATGAAGCAGGCCCTGG